AGAGGTGTGAACGGTGCGTAACTTACTGTGGATCGGCGATGCATGCGTAGCAACCGGGTTCGCCCGCGCGACACACTATACACTTGACGTGCTGCGTAAGACGTGGAACGTCAGCGTGCTAGGGATCAACTACGACGGTGACCCGCATCAGTATCCGTACCCGGTCTACCCCGCACGCGGGCGCGGCGGTGACTTGTTCGGACTTGGCCGGATGAAGAGCCTTATCGGCATAACTCGACCGGATGTGATCGTCGTGCAGAATGACCCCTGGAACATCCCCGAGTACCTGCGCATGGCTGGCAACGTGCCGGTTATCGGTGCGTTGGCGGTGGACGGGAAGAACTGCGCGGGGCGCGGGTTGAACGGGCTGAAGCTGGCGATCTTCTGGACGAAGTTCGGTGAGCAGGAGGCGAGACTCGGCGGGTACAGCGGCCCATCAGCCGTCGTGCCGCTTGGCGTTGACCTGGACATCTACAAGCCGATGCCGCGCCACGCCGCCCGACGTGCGTTGGGCATGCCCGCCCTGTTTGACGGTGCGTTCATCTTTGGCAACATCAATCGTAATCAGCCGCGCAAGCGCCTTGATCTGTGTGTCAGTTACTTCGCCGAGTGGATCAAGACGCGCAATATCAACGACGCGTACCTGTTCTTTCACACGGCACCCACGGGCGAGCAGGGCTATGATGTCGCGCAGCTGGCGCACTACTACGGTATCGCGCGCTACCTGATTCTGGCGGAGCCTGACGTCGGGCATGGCGTGGACGAAGCCAAATTGTGCGAGACGTACAACTGCTTCGACGCGATGGTCACGACGACGCAGGGAGAGGGATTTGGACTACCGACCTTCGAAGGCATGGCGTGTGGCATTCCGCAGATCGTTCCCGACTGGAGTGCACTCGGCGAGTTGTGTCAGGACGCCGCGTACCTGATACCGTGCACCAGCATCGCCTGCACGCCGAACAGAATCAACGTCATCGGCGGTATAGCCGACCGCCAGGCGATGATCGAGGCGATGGATGCGCTCTACCAATCGGCTCACGGTCAGTTGTGGGAGCGCCTGCGCCGGGCTGGCATGAATCTAGTAGCTCAGGAGCAGTACCGCTGGCCACACATCGGCCAGGCGTTCGGGGAAGCGATCGAGGCGGCGCTGGTGCCCCAGACGCTTGGACCGGCTCGGATGGCCGCAGAGCTGGTCGGAGAGGGGTTGGCGCGTGGTTAGCGGCTTCATTGTCACCGGCGTGAAGGAGATGCAGCGGAAGCTAGAGAAGGTTGCTGCGGACCTGAAGAAACGTCAGATGACGGCGCTGCGGCAAGAGGCTGAGATCGAGATGAAGGAGTCGAAGAAGCGGTGCCCGGTCTATTCGCCAAGGGTAGGTGAATACGTCGATCACGTGGGCGGCACACTACGCGCGAGCGGGCACGTACAGCCCGTCGAGCAGCGCGGTGGTAAGACGAGCGTCAACCTGGTCTATGGTGGCGCGGCGGAGGATTACGCTATCGTGCAGCACGAGACGCCTCCAGAGATTTATCATCACAACGTCGGGCAGTGGAAGTTCCTTGAATCGGTGCTGATGGAGTCATTGCCTTCCATGGGCCAGCGCATCGCGAATCGGATGAAGGAGAACACCAAGTGACCTTCCTCGACGAGATCCGGGCGCGTGCCGTGGCGCAGGGTATCAATACCGCCGTGATTTTCCTGTCGTCGATGACGGTGATCCCGACTGGTGCTGGCCCCTATCTGTTGCTGCGCGAGACCGGCGGCAGCGGTCCAGAGCGCACACAGAATGTCACTAGCGGCGCAGCGTACCAACGACCAAGCTTGCAGTACGTGGCTGTCGCCTCGACCTACACGGCCGCTCGCACGTTGGCGCGGTCGTTCTACGACGCGATGGTCGGTGTGCGAAATGAGACACTCAGCGGCGCGTGGTACAGAGAGATCGTCATGCTTCAGGAACCGTTTGATCTCGGCCCTGACGCACTCAATCGGGCACAGGTAGCGGGCAACTTGACGGCGACAAAGCGTCCGTCGTAGCGTGGTGGCAACCACCACAAGGAGAGCAGAATGAGCAACGCGATCACGTCACACGGCACGCTGGTCAAGCGCAACGGCACCACGGTTGGTGAGCTGCGCGACATCACGATGCCATCCCTCACCAGGAACACGTTCGACACGTCGAATCAGAACGACGCGGACGATTCCTACGTCATTGGCATCCGGCGGAAGGGCGACCTGACGTTCGGTATCAACTTCCTGCCCAGTGGGGAGACGACGCACGGTGCGACGTCCGGTCTGATCAAGGCGTGGACTGATGGCTCGAAGGACCTGTGGTCCGGCCACTACCCGGACGGCGCCGCGTGGTACTGCTCCGGTTACTGCGTTGGTATCGCGCCGAAGGCGCCGGTCGACGGAGCGTTGGAGGCTGACATCACCGTGAAGCTGACGAACGCGTTCATCTTCACGCCGTAGTTCGCTTAACAGGGGCGGGAGGCAACTCCCGCTCCGCTTTTCAACAGGGGTGTAGTATGGAAATCGTGAAGGGCAACAAGAAGATCCTTAATGTCGAAGAGATGATGGCGGCGGATGACATCGAATACGCCGAGGTCGAGGCATTCGGTGGACTCGTTCGGATCGGCAGCATCGACGCGGGCGACATGATTGAGTTCGTCGAGTCCAATGAGGGTCCGGCAAAGCGAACGGCGGGCCTGCGCATGATCATCAAGAGTTTGGTGGACGTCGAGGGCACGAGGATTGGCAAGCCAGAAGATCTGCAGCGCTGGATGCGTCGTAGCCAGAGGACGTGCAACAATCTCGTCGATGCGATTCTGAAGCTCAACGGGCTGGACAAGGCAACGAAGGCGGCAGCGGGAAACGTATCAAGCGAAGTACCAGCCTCAGGCGCTTCGCCTACCGCTTAGCGGTTCGACTCGGGCGGGTGAACGTCGATGCGATGCTGCGGAGTTTGACGGCGAAGCAGCTACAGGAGTGGTTGGCGTATGCGAGGGTTGAGCCGTTCGACGAGGTGCGCGCCGACTACCGTGCTGCTCAGATCGCGCAAATGGTGCTGCTCGTGAATCTGGCGAAGGGCGCCAAGATACCGACGTTGGAGGAGCTGGTGCTGAAGTTCGAAACCGTCCAGGCGGCGACTGAAGCGAAACCGGATTGGCGGAAAATGAAGGCCATCACGCAGATGATTGCAGAAGCGTACAAAGAATAGCATGGGCCTTGACATCGGCACTCTCACCGGTCGTATTGAGCTGCAGGACGGCATGACGTCCGCGTTGATGCAGATCAAGACTAAGCTGGATAGGACCGGCGACGCGCTGGCGCAGTTTGGGATGACGTTTGCCAGCACCGCCCTGAAGATAGGTGCGGGCGCTGCGGCCATTGGCGCGTCTGTAGTGGGTATCAGTGCGGGCATCCTAGCCCTGGCTGATAAGGGGTCCGTTCTCAACGGTGTGGTCGAGGAGTTTGATCGGCTGGCCAAGGCGGCGGGCACTACATCGGAGGCGTTGATAGGGCCGCTCAACAAAGCACTGAGAGGAACCGTTGACGAGATCGAGCTGATGAAGATGGCCAATAAGTCCCTGGGAGCCGGCGTACGGCTCACCGCTGCGGACTTGGCCACGATGGGTGAGACTGCGCGGGCTATGGCGAGGGCTACGGGTACTGATGCGGCGGGCGCGCTTGAGACCCTAAACTCCGCCATGCTGACAGGCAACATGCGCGCATTGAAGCGTCTGGGCATAACCATTGATGTGACGGCTGCGGAGCGCAAGTTCGCTGCCTCCATCGGCACCACGCGGGACGAGTTGAGCGCGGCTGGACAGCTTGAGGCCAAGCGCATTGCCATGCTGGAGGCTATGCGCAAGCGCGTGGATGAGATGGGCATAGCCGAGATGTCCATGGGCGAGCGCATCAAGGCGGCGCAGGTTGCTGTCGCCGGGTGGTTCGACACGTTAGCGATGCGCGTTGCCAAGTCGAAGGACGTGGAGAACGCATTCATCCGTATACAGGAAGCGTTGGAGAGGGCGTTCGGCACAGGCCCGCAGAAGCTGCTGGACTTGATTGTAAAGGCCATTAACTGGTTCGCGCGCGCGGTAGGCAACTTGGCACCGTACATCGAGACTGCGGCCAACGCAGTAAAATCGTTCTGGGACTGGCTGGTAGACCTCAATGAGCGATTCAATATCACGGGCGCCATCGTCATAGCTGCTAAAGCTGCGTGGAGTTTCCTTGAGGGTGCGTTCTATCTGGTGCGCAACGCGGTCCGCGCCGTCATCGCGGCGTGGGAGTCGATGCCGGATTGGCTACAGCGGATTACTACGGGTGCGTTGAAGTTGGGTGCGGGAGTTGCTCTTACTGGCGTGGCAATCAGCGCCCTGACTGCTCCACTCAGCGCCATGATTTCCAAAATTGACACCGGCATCAACATCTTCGGTAACTTTGCCGGCGCTCTCTACTCTATTACCAACATGACATGGTTATGGCAGGCCCCGATAGCGGCTTCAACTAAGCTGTGGGCGATCTTAATGAACCAGATCGCGATATACCGGGCCACGCTGCCCATGCTAACGGCGCAGCTACTGTTGTGGACCATCGCGGAGAACGCAGCTGCAGCCGCTCAGATGTGGTTTACCACGGTGATAACCGGCACCAATATGGCGCTGACGACGATGGCTGGGCGTTTGGGGCTGGTGGCCGCGGCCAACTATGTGATGGCTGTGTCTACTAGGATAGCCGCCGCCGCATCCACCGCGCTGGCCGTAGCTGTCAACTTTTTCAACGGGTCGTCTCTGGTCATGGGCGCGCGTGTGGCACTGGGCGGCATGGCTATCAGGGCCACCGGCGTAGCGTCGCTGTTCGCGGCAGGCGCCGTAACCACGTTGGGCATCGCGATGCAGGCCGCGCTGTGGGTGCTGATCCCGTTGGGTATCGCCTGGGCCGCGTGGAACTTCGGCAAGTGGTTAGGCTCATTTCCGGCGGTCCAGCGTTCCATGATCTGGCTGGCCGAGTGGCTAGGCAAGGTGACATTTGGCTTTATCGGGTTTTCTGCGGCTGAGGCTGAAGCGCGCAGGAGATTGCTGGACCTGAAGGATGCGTCGGACAATACTGCGGCGACAGCGGCGAATGGATGGGAGAAGGTTACTCCCGCGATACTGGAGTTCCAGTCTAGGATGGAAGCCGTAGGTCGCGCCGCCGGCAAGTCGGGCGTCGAGCTTGAGCAGTTTGTGAGAGACGCTATCGCTCAGGTGACTGAACTGAAGGACGCCGGTGTTACGTCAGTAGCAGTACTGACCGCCAAGTTGGAGCAGATCGGGATGCTTGCCCCCGACGTCGCGCTGCGTAAGCTAGCCGACGAGGCGAGAACGCTGCAGGCCAATGGGGCCACGCTAACTCCTCAGTTGCAGGAACTTGTTGACCGATTCGGCGACGTAGGCGCCGCTGCTGCGGGGGCCGGCGATAACATCAAATTCCTCAAGGACCACACCGACGAACTCAACGCGGCGATGAAGCAGATGTCTGGCGAGACCGCGATAAAGGAAACCCAGAAGCTGACCAGTGCTTACGCGGGCTTGGTCAAGAGCGGCATAAATCCGACTCTGGACGCCCTTACGTCATACCGCGATAGCCTGCGAGCGACCGTTGAGATCTACGCCAACAGACCACCCGTCAAGTTCCAGGGTGTCACGATCAGCGGCAGCAACATCTCCGATGACTTGGAGAATAATCTCAAGGAAGTAAACGCGCAGGTCGAGAAGTTGCAGTATAAGAAGAACTGGGAGAGCAGCATCTCGGATGGCCTACGGGCTATCGGCAAAGAATCTGGGGAAGCCCGGATGCGCATACGCGATCTGGGGGAGTCGTTGACTAACGCGGGGGTCACCAGTAAGGCCCTAGATATGGTCGCTGCCGTCAGTAAAATCGGCGGCGCGTCAATGGTCGCTAAGGATCAGGTGGAGTCGGCGTTCAACGTCATCGTCGCGGAGATCGAGCGCGCCACGCTGGCAGGTGAGCAGGTCCCTGGGGCTCTACTGAAGGCGGCGGAGGATCTGTACACGCGACTGGAGGCCATTGATAGTAAGTACCTGCAGACGTTGACGGCCAATCGAAATCGTGTTGCTGACATCGGTCGTAAGGGCACGGACCTGGAACTGGTGCAGATCCAACGTGCGCGTGATGCCGAGATCAAGGCGCTGGGCATCAGGACGGACGCGACCGCGAAGTGGATTGATGACAATACGAAGCTCATTGACGAGTACTACGAGCACCAGCGGAAGCTGGCACTTGGCACGTCCGATACGATCGTCGAGCGCATGGCCGCAGCGGGCATAAAGACTCGCGCTGAAATGGAGAAGACGGCGCTAGCCACTACACGTGACTTTGCGCAGATGACGCGCAGTGGTGAGTATTCATCGCGTCAGCTGCGCGAGCAAGCTGCTAGGGTCAGAGATGCGTGGGAGACTAGCGGCACCTCATTGAAGAAGGTAGTGGAGAGGTTCGAAGCACTGTCTAAGCTCGGTGGCCCTATGGCCGGGATCTTTCACAGTATTGCTGTCGCATTAGGTGAGATTCAAAAGGCTGCAGACGCTACACCACTTGAGGAATTAAGCGACGTACTCACGTCGCTTGGAGATGTTTTCCAGAATATAAACAGTAGGATCGGTCAGACGCTGCAAACCATCGGCGGCGCTATGAAGGGCATCGCAGCTGCTGGTGAAGACATGGGTAAGAAGCTCGTTATTGGCTTCACTGCGGCTGCTGCGGTTATCCAGCAGTACGCAGCGGGCACCGTGGTGGCAGCGGTGGCTACCGGAGCACTGGGCGGCGCGGCTGCGGCTGCATCTCTGCTTATGATGTTCCCCACTCTCGGGCCGTACAGCGTGGCCATCTACGGTGTTGGAGTGGCGATCGGCGCGCTCACAGGATGGTGGCAACAGCACAGTGCGGCTGCGAAGCAGGCCGTGACGGATACCGCAGCGGCGTCGGCAGCACTTGCCGAACTCAATAAGAGTTTTATGGAGCTGGTCGGGACCACGGATGATATGAAGCGGCTGGCTGCCGTAGTGGGATCGATTCCAACAGGGCGGGAAATCTTTGTCGGCACGTGGCCGGTCGGCAAGTGGGTGCCGGAGATGATCACGGTGCAGGACGCCCTCGACAAGATTGCGGCGAGTAGCATGTCCGCTGCTCAGAAACTGGAGGCGACAAAGAAGGTATACGAGGGGTTCCAGAACGCCGTCAATGAGATGCTCAAGAGCGTGACGACGGGATCGAAGCTGGCCTCCAAGGAACTACTCGCCTTTATGGAGGTCGCGATCACGACCACGGGCGAACTCAGCAAGCAGGCCAAGGACTTCCGGCTGGCGTGGCTTGGCTCGGCGGCTGGTGGGCTCTCACAGATGTTCGCCGGACTCCAGACCGGCGCGACAGCGCTCGCGCAGAAGGCGGCAACAGCACTACACATGGCCGCTGGCATGACCGAGGCCGACGCGAAGAAGGCCAGTGAGGGCATTG